CGCACCACACTGTTTTGTCCCTCTCGGTAAAACGCGTAGCTTGCGTCCGCACCCGGCACGGCAACGGGCTGGTCCAAATATGACTGCTCTAGCCACTCAAGCAGCTTGGCTCCGTCTTCATCGCCAAACACCCGCAGACACAACTTGTTGGTGTCGTCCGCCTTGGTATCCGGTTGGCGTGAGTCAGATGGCTCTGGCTGCTCTAGGTCTTCCCAGCCGCCAGCCATTAGATCGGCATCCCAGCTTCGGGTGCGGCACCTTGCGCCATCATTGCCGCCTGCTCTGCCATCTGCGTTGCTTGCTCTTGCATAGCTGCCCTTTCCTCTCGGCTTGTTCTAATTCTTTGTGGGACGCTTAACTTCTCTGCAATGTAGTCTAGCATCTCGCCAGTCTTCAAAGCCATCTGCCCTTCCGGCCCTAGCGACTGAGCAATCTGGGCAAATTGCAGAATGTTGTTCACCTCTTCCATGTTCTGAGCCATAGCCAGAGGCGCAACCGCCGACACCTTGACCTCAAGCCCATTCACACGCAATGGCAAGTCGATGATTCCGCGCTCGTCCATTACCTGCAAGATCTTGGACACAAGCGGGATCATTGTCTCGTTTATGAGACGACCAAAGGCAGAGCCTAGGTTTTGGCTCAACTCCTTCATACGCTCGACCACCTCAGTAGCCGACCGAGCACTCATGTTATCCGGCGGTAGCGACTCGTCCAGTAATACACGTTTAATGTTGGCTCGTAAGTCGTTAATGATAATTTGTGACACATTAAAGTCACCGGCTCGTTGCAATGGGCGTAGCGACTCGCCTTGTGGCCCGCCATTACGCGCCACGGGAATAATCGCACCCGGCACAATCTTGATTGTGTTGGGATTGAGCACGCCGTCGTCCGCTGCCGTGTAGACGCCAGCGATCGCTAGTGAAGCGTTCTTTAATAGCAGCTCTAGCGTTTTATTAAGCGTTTTAATATCTGGCAGAGCCGTTATGACCGGGCCGCGTCCATAGATCTCACCGGCCACCTTCATATACCGGCTTACCACCCAAGGGCTAGTCTTCATCCGGCGGTAGACCACTTCGGTCTTGGAGTCCTTGTGGATGACGTAGTAGCCAAAGTCACCGCGTTTTAGGTCTAGGATCGTAGCCTCAATAAGCTCAATGTCCTCGGTTGGCTTATCCTTGATCTTGCGGGCTAACTCTGAACTAAGCTCGGCGTCTGGCCACTGCTTTTGGATTGCCTCGCCCTTGATGCGCATACGGCGATAGACGTTATCCACATGGCCGTTGGCGCCTTCCTCAAACGCCACCAGGTACTGCGGCACCGGAATAAAGTTGATCGGGCTAATGTCATCGCCTGGCTGGACCATCATCACAGCCGTTCCGACCGATAGATCTAGCAGGAATTCGCCCATCGCAATGTCAAAGTTTGACTGCTTGAGCACATCAAATAGCTTTTCGTTGTAGACGTCCAATGCAGACTGAGCCTCGGTCATACGCTCCATTGGGATATCCGAGCCCGGCTCTAGGCGACACCACTTGCGCTGCGGCGGGAAGATGCCGGACTGTAAGCGATTGGCAAAACGCTGAACCGAGTTGATGGCCGTAGAGTCAAACACACGGTTCATCTTCTTAGCGCCACCAACGCGCCCTTCCCAATAGCCGTCGTATAGGTTTCGCTGCGGCAAGGCAAACTCGTAGGCGTCCTCGTACAAATCGCGGAAGTCGTCTTTTTTCCGCAACGCCATGTCGTGACGCTTGAGTACGTCCTCTGGTTTTAGTTTCTCAGCCATGTCTTATCCTTATACGCACTTCGTAATGCGCCTGGCAAAAATTGCCATTAAATGTCCTTGCCCTTTACTGCTATGCAGCTGCCATAAACTATTGGCATCTTGGCCTGATTAGCCGCTGTTGCCATGTCTGTGAGTGTGCGCTCACACTCAATAGGTCTGGTTGTAGCTTTGGACCAAAAGCTACAATCACCCTCCGCGGTACAAAAGAAAATGACCGCAAGCCAGATCATTACAGCATCCCGCTTGAGCCTAGGGTTTGAACACCTGACTCTGGGTTAAGCCTTGCCTCGGACAGCAATGCCCGACCACCGCGGCGTGCCCGACGGCGTGCGGCCAAAGCCTCGGCCGCTTCGTCCCGACCCTGAGCCGGAACGTCCACGCCTGGGCGTGCTGCTGGCTGTGGCGCTGCCGCTTGTGGTTGCGGATCAACCTTTTTGACGACCCCTGCGGTTTCGCCAAGTTTTACAAATGTTTTTCCAATTGGTTGGCTTACTGCGCTCATTACATGCTCCTTTCAGTTCCAGCCGTTCCAAGGGTTTGAATACCAGTCTCAGGCGCAACTCGCGCCTCAGACAACAACATTCTTGCGCCACCGCGCTGTCGAGCCCGGCGAGCCGCCGCAGTACGCTCTGCCAACTCCCGCGACTCTTCCTCAGTCTGCGCCTTTAGCCGTGCGTTTTCTTGCTTACTCTCTTCGACCTGAGCCCGCAAGGCTTCTTGACCGCTAGTATCTGGCTTAGGCGCCTTAAACATTCCACCCATGCTCACCTCGTCATCATTAAATAATCCACACCGTCTGGGCCATAGCCACGCAATACCGACTCAGCCTCAAATCCAATTGCGCCAGCCCATCTCACAGCGCGTATATCCGTAGTTCTAACGGTTATTTGTAGCCTGTGCAATCCCATAGATATCTTTGCGATATCCATCACCGCAATCCCAACGCGGGTCATGGTTACGGGTCGTTGCCTAGCCCCATGATCGGCGATCATCCACGCCTCTGAGACGCCAGCCCAGATGTGGACAAAGCCAAATGCCACCACGGGTTTGAGCGCCACAAAGCCAGTAACGGCCGGCCCCATTTGTGACTGTTGTGTCAACAAGTCCGAGACATCTGCGTTATGAACCAAGACCTCTTCTTGGTCCGTGTTGATCCGGGTAGCGTGTGCCGGACTAAACGGCATAAACCACACCCCGCCTTTGGCAAAGCGGTAGTTGAGTTTTTCAGCGAGCGCCGAAGACGTCAAAGTCTGCATTGACCACCGTCTGAGCTACAAGGCTGTTGGCCTGTAATGGGCTACGCGTCATGCGCTTATGCTCGCCACCACCGAGCAGCAAGTAACCAAAGGCATCGCCAACGTGTGAGTGTTCATTCTTGTTTGGCACATCGCGGAACCGTTCTTGCCCCGCACCAACCGAGATGCGCTTAAAATGATAACCGCCGGCTAAGGACTTTCGGAGGAGCTTGCATTGCCTATCCACAACCAGTCCTGGCTTACCGGCTATCAGTCTTTGCATGGGTGCGGCCGCAGCTTCGCGCCTTACGCGGAAGTCGTTACTGTGGGTTGGCTGCGCCCGCAACCCTAGGGTCCGCAAATGGTCAAACGCCGTAACCTCATAGATCGCGTCACGCTGCATACCAGCCGGGTCGCCCCAAAGCATGATTTGAGCCTTGGGGAACCTAGCGTTCAACTCAGCCAAAAGTTGTTGGCCGAACCGCTCAAGCCCCATGTCAAACGTGACGATCTCGTGCAATATGACCCATCGGCCATTGCTCAACCGCTGTCCTATCACCGCAGCTGGGGTAAGACCAAAGTCTAGCCCGACCTGTAATGGCTGGCTTGGATCGTACTCAATGTCATCCACCATCATATTGTCGTCATACTCGGACCAGACTGGCTTGCCCTCTTGGACGTAGGTGTACTGCCCCTCGGCATAGCACTTGATCCAATCCAGATTCTTACCCAACAACATCTGCTGGTAGTAACCCGGCGGCAGGTTATCTATGTTCTCTGCCTTGGGGTTTACCTTCCACCACCGGCCAGAGGCAAAGATGTGGTCGTTGGCTTCCGGGTTGTCAGGTAGCAACTCCGGGCTGACCTCGACGATACCGCCTGGCTGCTTGTAAAACTTCCAAGCGTATGAGCCAGTCATCTTTTCTTTCTCGGCCATACGAAACCACCAATGGTCATCATCCATTGGGTTGGTGTCCATCCAGATGCCGTGCCATGTTGCGCCACCGTCACGCTTAGTGGGATAGCGACCAACCCGGTGTGTCAACCCATCAATCACAGCCTTTGGCAACTCACGCGCCTCATTCACCCACGCACCAGTCAACTCTAACGACAGCAACTTACGCACGTCCTTTGGCTGGTCCAATGCCAGGAAGATCACCTCGCAGTCAATACCAGCGGCGTCGCCACGGCTAGGAAGTCGGATGTGATGCGTAATCGGCGGCGTCCACAGCATTGGACCAAATGTGTTTTCTGGAAACAAATCTAACCACGTCTTAATCGTTGTGGTCTTTAGCATCGGGTAGCTGTTACGCACAACGGCAAAACGTGTGTAGCGGATTCCGTCAATCGGACTAGGCTTTTGCTCGACTGCCTTTTTCATAATCTTGGCAGCGCAGGCGTAAGACTTGCCTGAACCTACCGGGCCCATCAAGCCTTGGACAAACGCATCACTTTGGAAAAAATCAAAGACACGCGGCGACTTACTGAAGTTAAGATTTAACCCAGTCGTCGGAATTTCCTTGCTTGAGCGTTCCTTTGTCTTGGCCATTATTTTGCCGCTAGATAAAGCCCAACATTGCCAATAGCGTAGC